AAGTGCCTCCAAAAGTTCTTTGTTATTTACATAGTGTTCAGACTTCTTTCTGGGCATGACATCTTATCTGTCGTAACTATATTATATTATAGCATATTTTATTTTCTTGACAAGTTAAGGTAGGACTTGACAACACCTCGTTATATGTGTACAATAACCTTTGTGAGGTTTGAAGGGAATTAAGGCTCTTTTGAATCAGACTTAAAGATCTGTTCCAACGATTCTCTTTTCTTTTGTACGCTAGAGATATATCCTAATTTAGGATCACCAGGCCAACTAATTTTTCCTTTTTCACTTCTTTGTTTAATTACTTGAATATCGTCTGCGTCTTTTTCTTCAATATATTGTTTATAAATCTTAATTAATTTTTGATCTTTACACTCAGTCATAGTAATAACTTTATCCATTCTAAGAACAAACATATCCTCATCTGACATATCCATCCACGGAGTTACTTTGATATAACTTAGTTGATTTGACTGTGGATGAAGAGGTTTCATCTTGATTGGGTTATGTAAAATCAATATGGGTTCATCCTCACTCTCGTCTACACAAACGAGCGCGAAGATCTCCTCTCCGGAAACAAGTTTAAGAATGCTGTAGAATTCGTCTCCCATATTATTTTTTGAGTGAGATGTTGATGATTTCGTAATTAAATTTTTCATAATTATAAATTTTGATTCTTTCAATCAAGTGATTCAGTGTGTAATTACGTCTTGATTTATATGTCGCATCATCAGCGATATCATATAAAGTTGCCTTTACTTTGTTATTTCCTTTACGGAGCACTCTTCCGATGGACTGGAGATTTCGTATACGCGACTTGGAGGGAGAAGCGAAAATAACGTTATGGAGATTACGGATATTGACACCAGTAGAAAAAGTTCCGTAGGAGGCCACGATAATGGCATTATTTTCTTTTTCAGTGATTTCACGAACTCTTTCACGATCTTCAGCATCTACTCCACCATGAATAAAAAAGGTTTGACGTTGTTCAAGTACATTATTATTTATCAGGTCAAATAAAACCCGTCCATGACCTTCAACTCTTGAAAAGAGTATGAGTGTGTTACCTTTCAGATCAAGTGCTAGGTTTCTGATAAAATTATTTCTTTTTTCATTATTGATAATAAATTGTATTTCATCTTCAAATGTTTCAAACTTCTGTGGTGGATGCTTAAGAAGTAATATATTAATGTCAAGTTTTGCAACATGACCTTTGGTCATGAGGTCTTTCGTCCCTACAATTTTGTATGATGGCCCAAATAAACCTTCTAAAACCCACTTATGAGTCTGTGTTCCATCAAGTGTACCAGTAAATCCAAAACGATATTTGGCATGGTCAAGTTTTGTCATTATAGATATTAATGACTTTGATTTAAATTGGTGCGCCTCATCCCCAATCACAACACTAAATCTTTTAAAATATTTTCGGGGGAGTTTGTAGATTGATTGCCAAGTTGTTATGATTACCTGAGAGTCTGTCTCTCGTTCTTTTCCTGCGTATATCTTGTGGCAAAATGAACCTACATCCCAACCATAGTCTGCAAAATCTTTATACATCTGTTCTACTAACGAAGTCGTCGGAACGACTATCAGAGTATTTTCATCTCGCTCAACATAATATCTCACAATCGAGTATATCATCAGAGACTTTCCTGAAGCAGTTGGGGATATCAACAACCTTCTATTATGTCTTAGAGCGTCGAATACTCCCTCAATTTGGTATTCACGAGGAGCATACTTACTAATTGATGTTATATAATCTTTGACACCCTCATATGAGATGTGCTCATTGACCTCAAATGGTGTACCATAATATTCATTGTCTACAAAAGAATAACTATATCCGTGATCGTCGCAAAACTTTTTTATCTTATCAAGAAGTCCAACATATATCTGTCCATTATTAATATTGAAAAGTCGAATCTTCCCATCCCAATATCGATTACGATACTGTGGCATGAACTTAGCTCCGGGTAACTCAAATGTAAACTGATCAGACAGTTCATAAAATACATGAGGTTCCGATTCTATCTGAAGATAAACTTCATTTTTCTTTAGTATTGTCAAATGAGACATGACTATAGGAATCACCTATAGTTATTTATTACACCTTTCTTTGAGTGAAATTAATACCTTGCATATGATCAAATTCATGTAAAAAGACTCTTGCAGCAAATCCTTCTAACTTTATCTTATGATCAACTTTATTCTCATCTTCATACTTGACCACAACTGTCTCTGATCTCTCTACCTCTATAAACTCATCTGGATAAGATAAACATCCCTCTTCCATTATACATGTTTTAGATGATTGTTTTAATATTCGAGGATTAAAACAAGTAAGTATTTCATTATATTCAAGATCCTTCACCATAATAAAAACTCTCTCATTGATGCCTATTTGATTTGCAGAAAGTCCTACACCATTGTGATGCACCATATTCTCGTAAAGAATTTTACTTAATTCTACACGATCTAAGTCGTAACTACACTTTTTGACTCTTTCATGTAGAATAGGATGTGTATTTGGTGTTAATTGTAGTATCATTAGAATCCTGATTGAAATCTCTGCCATTCAATGGCATTTTTAATTTGATATGTGCGACCTGATATATTTCTAATTATCTCCTCAAGAAATTTGAGTGTGACATCATAATATCTTATCTTCATATCAACCTGACTCATTTTTTCATCTGCATCCAAGTATCTTTGAATTGCATCTTTTTCTCTTACTTTAAAACTAAAAGGTTCTTCAATGTAAACTTCAGCAGGTGCTTTACCAGTATAGTAGTTATGTCTTTCTAACTTTACTTTACTGTATTGTTCCCTTGTTTTTTCACGAAGTAATGTGATTGTATTATAAATTGTATAATACTTTGCATGTAATTGAGGTATTTTGAGTGACTCATCATGTAGGTTATCAGGGTCTATGACAGCATCACGCTCCCACATCTCCTGAATTTTGTCAAGATTCATAGTAAATCGCCAGACTTATCAGTTATATTATACACAGTATAGCGGAAAGATGCACTTGCTGTAAAGTAGTTGATATCAGTTTCTGTTGCATCAAAGTTGAGAGATGTTAGAGACACTGGAAATAAGTTTTGAAATTTGACGATTGCTACGTCACGAAGATTACTGTTAAGTATGTGAAGTCCTCCATCACAGAATTGTTCTTCTAAGTCACGAATACCATCTGAATCTGTAGTCTTATCAATAAATTGTTGAGGTGACTCAGGGAAACCAAGTCCTCTTAACCAATTATGAACTGCCATATAGTTCTCCATATTCTCATCAACTAAGAATCGAATATCTAAATCTCCATATGTTAACTTTTCTCCGGGAATATCAATCTGCTTCAAGTATGATGGTTGCTGAAAAGTTCCAAGTGATATCTCTGGTATTGATGCTGAATTACAGAAGAATGATATCTTTGGAAATTTTGCAAGTGAAAACTTAAAACCTACAGGAGATAGGAAATTACGATTGCCGATTTGTCCCGCAAGTGGGCCACGATTCGAGGAAGTCATTTTTTAGTTTTCTTTTTCATTGAATTAATAAATTTACGATAAATTGCTGCTTCTGCAGATTTACCCATCACCCGTGCTCGCTGCTCCATTGCGATTGCTGCCTGAATCTTGTGAGCATGAGATCGATTTGATTTTCTAATCTTTGCAACACTGGATCTCGCTGTTGATTCATCTTTGAATCCAAGTCCATGTATTGTGCCTTTTGGATCTTCATCAGTATATAAGTCAGAATGTTTTTTAGATTTTGCTGGTTGTCCTTTCTTTCTAGGTATTCTAGGGTTGGATGATTCAAGGAATTGTTGAAGAGTTTTCATTCTCCTCCACCTCCTCCATTACCACCTCCACCGTTGCCACCGCCATTGCCACCGCCATTGCCACCATTACCATTACCACCGTTACCATTTCCGTTTCCTCCATTGCCATTGCCATTGCCACTATCAGAGCGATTATCACCGCCACGATAATACCTCCCACCAAAACTAGGATAATACTTATATCGTTTTGTAGGAACGCAACTTTTTAGTTTTGAATCAAATCTGTATCCTTTAGGGCACTTTGCAGATTGCGCCTCATCCAGAAACTGGTCTAGGTTTTTCATCAGTCATTGAGAATCATATAGTACCATTCTTCACTCATACCACTAATAATGGTATCGGCATCAGTTTTATTTCCAGCATAATTTTCCTTGATAAGATAATCTACAATCTTTTCATAGGCTTTATGTGCTTCCTTTAATTGTCTTGGTGACTGTTTCATGGCACTAATATTTTTAATTATTTAGTTATTCAGAAACGACAGTACATCCTGTCCAACCACCATTCTTTCCATCTGTGTTTGTGGTTAGATATGTTGGGTTGTTTGTATACTGTTTTCTCTCACTATATGTGTCAGACCATCTTCTATCACCTATGTAGTAAACATCTATAGAGGAGTTAAGTTGACTCGGTTTCTTGATGTGATAAGGCATCTTTCTCTAGTTTTTTAACTTTTTTTGCGTAGAAAATATCCGCTTTTGAATATATGTATGGATTTTTCTTTGCTCTCTTGATGATTAACTTTGCTGCTTTTTTGTCTTTCATATAAGTATTTATACGAGGACAAAAAAAAGGAGGTTGCCCTCCCTTTTTCAAATTTTTAATACATTATGCAAATACCTCTTTACAAATGCGTTTACATATATTTTGGTTTTCATCACATTCGATCAAACACTCGTAGTATTCCTCGATTAAATCGTTGCTTGTTTCATATTGTGAACTTGCCAACTGATTGAATGAAATTAAATTGTGCATACTTGACCTTCTGATGACTTTTTTAGACTCATAATGAACGGGGGTTTTAGTGCATTGTTCTCTCCGCAATGACAAAATTATTTAGACAAATAAGGTCTGTATTTACTGATACTTAGTAACAAAAATTTATGCCTACGAGTTTATACCTACTGCTTATTTTGAAGTTGTTGTACTACAGTTGATGCTTGCATTGGTGCAACATCATTTAATCCATTTGCATCAAACCAAGGTGCGGTCTCCCAGTCAAAACCTTCACCAAATGTATTGTCAGGTGCCACGACATACCAATGACACTTAGCATCAGGTATGTCTACAGCACAAACTGCCCAATCGTCTGCCCATTGTGGTACTTGTACATACATTACTGGTAGGTGATTCGCATGAACTGGTGTTGCCACAAATGTAATTACAAATAAAATTAAACTTAAGATAAGTTTACGCACTCTTTTCTCCTTTTCTAGGGTTATTTAGACTCCAATTTTTAACATTGAATACATCTAAGTACACCCATTTTGCATAATGTATTCCACGATAGCACAGAAAAGCAAAGACCCTTTCTGGATTATGGATTTCTTCATCAAATTCTGGCACTTCTGGGGGTTCCCAGTTAAAATTAACATGTAACATTTGCCTTTACCTCCTGTAACATTATTTAG